CAGCGATAAACAACTTCTTCGCTGGGAGCCTCCGAAGAGCTGGAAATCTGATGGCCCACCCATATCATCACGCCCGATCGTCGGCGCGTAAGTATGGGGGCAAGCCAGAAGACTACCAGGCGATTCACGACTGGTTTGATGCCACCAAGGAGGGCTTTGCTGACTTTCGTCACCGAGCTCTCCGGCACCATGCCCAAGGCATCTTCGAGTGTGAGCGTCACTTCGGCACCACCATCACCAACAGCGACGGTCGAGAAATTCCCGTTCGCTTTATCGGCGAGCAGCATGTCCGGGAGGACTGCGGCCGCATTCCCACAGCACAAGATTGGCTCCAGCACCTCCAGCCCCAGGGTTGGATGATTCGCGGCTATCCTCTCGACAGCCCTGAGCCAGAATAAGGATACCCAGCATGGCTAAGCTCAAGCACGCTCCTGCGGTCTATCCGCAGGTGGCGCAGGAATATCATGTCGTCACGCCAGCCGGCAAAAGCGTCTACATCACCAACGATCCCGAGCTCGCTTTCAAGCACCAAGGCGTGAAGTCCTTCGGCTTCAAGGTGATTCAGGTGATCACCACCAAGCAAGAGCTGGATCTTGCTGCATAGGAGAAACTCATGTTCGATCCGCTGCACGAAGAGCTTCATGCTCTTGCCAGCCGGCTTCATGCCGAGGCCAACAAGTCCCTGGTGGCCTGCCCCACCGAGACCATGGCTCCCGAAGTGCGAGCCAATTTCGACGTCGGCTACCACACCCTAAAAGTTGCAGCTGCTCATTTTGAGATGTCTGCTCAGATCGCAAAGGCCAGATTCTATGACTCAGACGCTGACCTCATCACTCGAACTGACGGTCTCCGAGACTGAAATTTCTCCCCTGAAGGAGCATCAGATCCTTCTCGAAAAGCTGTTCAACAAGAATCAAACGCTTACCCGCATCAAGAACGAATTCGTTAATTGCGAGGAAGTTGATTTCGAGGGCTATTTCAATGCCCTCAACATCCCCGTTGAGTTCGGCTTCAGCTTGTTGGTCCAGATGGCTCTTCACAAGCGAGCCACCCTGCCGATCCTTGTCGGCATACTTTATCACCACTTCGAGCACGAGCATCAGCCCACCCAGGCTTGCGCTGACATGCTCCTGAAGGCTGCTGAAGCGGATCTTCTCGACTGGGATAGTCTCCGCAAGGAGTTCATTGTCCGATTCGAAATCAGCAAAGACGTCCAGGAAGAGATCGATCGCTTTCAATACCCACTGCCAATGGTCATTCGACCCAAGGCTGTGATCGACAACCGGGATACCGGATACCTGCTCACTCGTGGTTCAGTGATTCTTCGCAAGAACCACCACGAGGATGACGTCTGCCTTGACCACATCAACCGGATGAACCGGGTCAAGTTCACCATCAATCTCGACACGGCAACCATGATTGCCAATCGTTGGCGTAACCTCGATCGCCCCAAGGAAGGCGAAACCAAGCAGGATTTCGACAAGCGGGTGAAAGCTTTCGAGAAATACGATCGCACCGCCAAGGATGTGATCGGCCTGCTCACCCAACACGGCAACGAGTTCTACCTCACCCACCGTTATGACAAGCGCGGCCGGACCTACTGCCAGGGCTATCATGTCAGCTATCAAGCTGCCCCCTGGAACAAGGCCGTTATCGAGCTTGCAGACAAGGAGCTGGTCGAATGAGGACTATCCAATTTAACAGCGAAGAGCGTCAGATGTTCGTCCGCATCCTGGGTGATCTCCAGGAGCACCAGCGGACCCAATACGACCAAATCAACACCCTCAACCTTCCTTACGCTGCTCGTCAGGCAGCTGCTGAGGAACTCACTAAGCACATGGGTGCGTGCAATCGTCTGCTTGCACTCATCTCCCTCGCAAAGGAGCTAGTCGAATGACCATGGGAGAGCTCTACGAGGATATGAAAGAGGCCCTGAAGTTCTTCGGGCTCTCCTTCCACCAGAAGGATCTCGTCACCGTCACCATCAAAGACGGTCAGATCACCTTCACCTACGGCAGCCGCCATATTTCAATAGGGGAGGCAACCGGACGATGACCACTCACATCGGCGACTTCCCGTTCGCGTCCATTATGCATTCTGATGGACATTTGTTCGACACGATAGAAGAAGCCCGAGCCAAAGGCTTTGACGACGATCAAATATGGTCTGTCGTTGAAGGCGACGATGATGATGTCTGGGTTTACGGCCCACCTCATCATTACATCAATCGCCTCGGCTTCGTGGCCACCCAGGAACGCCACGACAATAACACCTATTACAAGGAGACCTTCTGATGGCCATCTGTATTGGTCTCGGCAACAGCCTTGAACTGCGTACCTTCATGACTCGTGGCAACCCGCCTCGTGAGCATGTCGGTCTCAGCTACGTCTATGGATCCAACGAAACCAGAATCGATCTGGGCCCGCTAACCGTCCAAAACCTCGAAGGCATTATTAAATGTTTTGAGAGATTGAAGGCCCATGCATCATGACCCTAGAAATCGCAGAGCGACTTGCTGATCTTTACAGCAAATTGGACAGGCTCAAGAAAGAAAGAACCAACGAATATAATCGTTATCAAAGTTCCAATCCTACAACTCGTATGCTCAACGATGCCCGTTCGGCGATTCTGTTTGAGATCAATAAAATCAAGAAGAATCTGGATCCGCCCGTATGAGCGGCAACCTCTATCAGCTCAAGACGAATGCTCCGGAAGGAGCTGTCGTTATCATCGGTGGACCGCATGACACCTACGGCTTTGTGATCAAACGCAAGCCGTCAGGTTATCACCTTATTCGAGGAACGGGCCACCAGAAGCCCCAGATCCAGGGCACAATCTACGATACAGAAAGTCAATCATAGCGGTCATCAAAAACCGTGTGCCTGACCAAGACTGGTGATAGCATCACCCCCGGGCTGGGGAGAAACTACATGCAGACGCATACCGACGTATTTCCGGACTGGGGCTGGGTTGAGCTTCCTGGCGAGACCCTTGAAGGCCACAGCGTTATTCACATTGTCCCGCAGAACGACATCACCAATCACGTTTTCAGTGAAAAGTGCGCCTGCCAGCCAGACGAAGATGACGAGCAACCGGACATCTGGCACCATAACGCTTTCGACAAGCGCGAAGACTATGAATATCGTGGTCGCAAGCCTCACTGATCAAATCCCGATCAAATAGCTAAACCACTGAAACGCCGGCCTAATAAGCCGGCGTTTCCCATTTCAGGAGTGTTCGATCAAATGACCAATTATCTGAGGCACCGTCCCGTGCATCCCATCGTGCGTGGCGACCGAAGCCGACTGGACGAGTCACCGGGCATCACCCTTCGTCAGCACTATGCGGGGCTTGCCCTGCAAGGATTACTGGCTGCCCCTGACATAACAACTAGAGGGGCCCGAACCGTGGATGAAGAATATCAAATGATTGCCGATCTGGCAGTCAAATTCGCTGATGCACTGCTCCAATCGCTCAGCAAGGACTGAACCATGACCTACGTGCATTCGATGATTTACGGCGCTCGCCAGGATCTTAATGCCTTTCTCGCAGCCGAGCGCCTGATCATGCAGGTCTCCCCGTTCACTGCTGCCGAGTTTCTAGGCAAGTTCAGCCGCTACACCATTCACGAGCCGGCCGGAGCTAGATCCGTGCCAGCCAACATCGAAATATTATCGATGGAAGGTCAATTTCCCAATTCCTGGATCAATACTGATCCCATGCGCCAAGATTGGCGCAGGTTTCTTGCAAATGCCATTTCGCAAGGTCTCCAGCATGAGACGGTTATTCTGCGAGGCGGAACCGACCAGGAATATGTGGCAAGCTCGAAAAGCATGAACTTTCTCGAGATCATCAACGAACCCAAAATCAATGTTCGAGCTGATCTCGATCAACAGATCCCCCTACTCCCGCTTTAGGAGCTCATCATGCAGACCTTTGAGATATGGAGAGAAGGCTGGAGAGCCACAGGCGGTGCTGACACGGCCAAGTGTCTTGGCACCGTTCTTGCTGAAGACTTTCAGCACGCCTGCGACCTCATCTGTGATGGGGATCGTAACTACAACAGCGAGCGTCGGACGGTCTGGGGCTGTAAGCTTTTCGACAACGAAACCGATGCGCGTAAATCTTTCGGATAGGGCCAAAATCATGCAGACCTTTACCGGCCGCGAATATCTCAAGATCGACGTTGCCAACAGCTTCGGTCTCGACAAGCTCACCTGGGATCAGCGTATCGCCTGGTTCGACGCCAACGAAAAGCATCTCGACAACCTGATCCAGTCAGCCAAGGAGCCGGCTCTCTTTTATGCCGGCATCAAGGCTTGGCGTGATGTCCTGAACGGACAGCCGATCGGTCACATGATCAGTCTCGACGCTACCAGTTCAGGCTTGCAGCTGCTGGCGGCTCTGACCTGCGATGTGCAGGCTGCTCAGCTTTGCAATGTAGTCGACACCGGCCGTCGTGAAGATGCTTATATCGGCATCTACCAGGAGATGCTCAGCCGAATCGGCGACGCTGCCAAGATCAGCCGTGACGACACCAAGCAGGCAATCATGACAGCTTTCTATTCATCCAAGGCTGTCCCCAAGCGCGTGTTTGGCGAGGGCGTCTTGCTTCAGATCTTCTATGAAACGCTTCAGGATCTGGCTCCAGGAGCATGGGAGCTCAACGAAGCCATGCTTCGCTTCTGGAACCCGGATGCAACCGAGCACAGCTGGGTTTTGCCTGACAATTTTCATTGCCACATCAAGGTAATGCGCCAGGTTCGTGAGACGGTTCATTTCCTGAATCAACCGTTCGACGTTTATTACAACGTCAACGCACCTACTCCCGAAGGACGATCGCTCGGAGCCAACACCATTCACTCAGTCGACGGCATGGTTGTCCGGGAGATGACCCGGCGCTGCGACTATGACTCCCAGCGAGTGGGCCAGGTCAGGCAGCTGATGGAAAGCGGCTGTGCTGCTTTCTCTCAGCAAACCAAAGACGATGAAATGGTGATCACCCTTTGGGATCATTACATTTCAACGGGTTATCTATCAGCCCGGATCCTGTCCCATATCAACAGCAAGAACGCCGGCTATGTGAACCCTCAGCACATTCTCGAGCTGATCGATTCACTCCCGGCCAAGCCCTTCAAGCTGATCAGTATCCATGATTGCTTCCGGTGCTTGCCTCACTACGGCAATGACCTTCGCCGGCAGTATAACCTACAGCTTGAGCTGATTGCCCGGAGCAATCTGCTTCAAAGCATCATCAGTCAGCTCCTGGGTCAGCAGATCCAGATCGACAAGCTCGAACCAGCCATGCCGGCTTACATTGGTTCAACCAATTACGCTCTGAGCTAAAAAAGTTTGGAACCGACGGAACCTATGGTTGCCGAGAGCGTCTGGCTCTTCAGTGGAGCGACCCCACTGAACCCTACGGCTGATTGTCTCCCACCCCCCAGCCCCGGAGACGATCGGCCAAACTGAATGCAAATCACAAAGGGAGCGGTACTCTCCCACGGTGGAATGCGGTCAGGTCAGAGCACTCAAAGCACTCAGAGCAGCCATCTCGAGTAGACCCACTCCTTAGTCAGGAGTGGGTCTATTTTTTTATGCTATACGCCTGCCACAGTTTTCCGCTGGGACAGGGTATTTAGCGTATGACTCGGATCATCCGACCAAATCATCTGGGACAGCCCATCACTGAGGACGTCCCGGACAATTACATCAACACCGGCTTCATTCTGGTGCCGGTCGGTCAACAGACCATTCGCCGAGCTCGGCGCAAAGGGCGCTGGATGGCTCAATTAGAAGGGAACGGCGATCCCTTGGCCAGTCTCGCCCTGGCAATGGACTTCAAGAATGAAGCTTATTGGAGAGAGGGTGTTAAGTACGACGCTCTTGCTTCAGCTCCTGGCTACGCCCACGCTCGAACTGCCAACGCCACTACCTTTCTGCCGAATGCCGACAAAAACGGCTATTCAGCCGGCTATGCCAATTCCGCCGTTTTAATCCGCAATGGGCTTGGCCTCTGGAGCTGCCCTGACAACAACATCAACTGGCTACGGAATGCCGGCTCAAGCACTGGGCTGGTTACGCACACCACAACGGTTAATGCCCCTTATAATGGCACAATGACCCTGAGCTTTATTGGCTCGGGCAGCGTCACTCTTTCCGGTGGCTGCGACAGTGTGACCCTGACAGGCACTGGAGCCAGTCAAAAGGTTTCAGCCCTGGTCACGAATGTCCTGGCCACCACTACCATTAACGTGACCGTTACCGGCACCGTGCAGTTCGCTCACCTGGCTCATGGCGATCACCGTTATCATGTCGCTGCTGTTCAGACTACGGGCTCTGCCGTTTACTCTGGTACTTCGAGAATCGAAGCAGACGTCAATCCGATCACGGCCGAACAGGATTTCATTTGGTGGGCGATCGCCGATCTCGGCAACCCATACAACGAAGCCATAACCGGACTTTCCGAAGATTGGATCAGCACCACAAAATCCGCCAGCCCTACCTGGCTTGGACGGGTCGGCAATGCTCTTCAGGCCAATTGGGGCGGAATCAACTATCTGTCGGGCCTAAACCAGCCTGGCGGTGGCCGGGCTTTGGTCGGCTTTCGTCGTAAGAACTCTCTGGGAAGTGCCTTTGCCAAACTGCTTGATGCCAACAGCTCAAGCACTGCCCTTACCGTTGGTTCTGAAAAGACAGGGCAATTCGGTACTCAGCCACTTGGTATGAGGTTTGGCGGCGATAGCTCTTATCGCCAACCAACTGGCTACACCGAGTTCGTTGGCATAGAGAAGGGCACTTTCACTGATGCCCAACTTCAAGCCAAATTTGGAACAGGCATAATCATATAACATCGGGGAGGAGTTTTTATGTCTACTACTCGCATTGTCATCACCAGTGGCCCGAACCAGGGAACGCTCACTGTTCCGCAGGCGATTTCTCCCGTGGCCGGATTCACTCCTCCTGCCCCGCCTGCCGGGTTCATGCATGTTCGCGTGCGTCAGAACGGCCGCTGGGTCCTGTTGACCCGACGGATCTAACAGCTAACCTTTTCGTGGTTCGAGGATCCCGTAGAGATCACTCGTTGGCTGCGACCCTGGAGGCTGTCATGATCCGTCGTTAAAGTCGAAAGACTCATTTCACCATATTGCTGCGGCCCGTCCCTACCCAGGGGCGGGCCATTTTTTATTTGAACCAAGGAGCTATTATGCTGATCGTCCTTCTCCAACTTATCAGCTCGGATCCCCAACCTGGGCTTTATGATCCGCGCCCAATCCGCTATGAAATGGTCTATCAAGCGGCACAGAAAATGTGCCCCATGATGGCCAAGTACCCCAACAAAACTCCGCCTCAGGTTGCTGCGGTGATGGATCTCATGCGTCGACGGGCCAATTTCACCAACGACGAGAATCGAGCTCTCATCAACCACTGTATCATGTTCAGTCAGGGACGGGCTTACGCTCGGCAAAGATAGCCATGGCATATAATGCAAAATGGTCTTCCAGTTTCCCCCATAATTCCATCAAGGAAGCCGAGGAACGGGCCCGCAGACGATGGAGTATGAAGCCATGTGACCAAGGCTTTCTGTACCGTTTGAGCGATCAACAATATTCAAGCGGCAGCGAGGATTTTGGCTACACCACCCATCTTGAGATCGAGATCGAAGCTTTTCCGATCATCAAGAAAACTCACTCCGGTTGGATTATTCCTCAGGTCCCCAAACAGGGCCGAGGCCGTGATTGGCGACTGATCCTGTTTAATGGGCGCAAGAAGTTCGCTCACCCTTCGAGCCAGGAAGCCCTTGAAAGCTTTATCGCCCGCAAAAGAGCTCAAGCCCGAATTTATGATGCACGAGCGGAAACCGCTCGCAAGGCCATACAAAAAGTGGCCCCTGAGTACGGCAAAACCAAAAGAAGACAGGAATTATTAGATGGCTCAATATCTGATTATTACGGGTGATAATTGTCCATACTGCGACAAGGCCAAGGAACTGCTCAAAAGTAATCCTGGCGTTATTGTCAAGGAAGTTCACGTCCTCGACGCCCAGGAGGAGATGAAGGGCACCAACGGCAAAGTCCCCCAGATTTGGCACATCCTTAACGACAAAGATCGTATTCATATCGGTGGGTACGATCGCCTAACTGAATATCTGGCCTTGCGATGAGCGAAAATCTCTGCGGTGGCTGCACCGAATGTTGCACAACCATGCGGGTCGAGCTTATTGGCAAAGACGCTCGTAAGCCTTGCCAGCACCTCTGCAAGGGTGGCTGCTCAATCTACGACACTCGGCCGGACCCTTGCGAAGGTTTTCAATGTGCCTGGCTTGTGAGCCAGCAAGATCCTTCCTTGGCTCTGCCCAGTAATCTTCGACCTGACCGATCCGGAGTGGTGATCGAGGTTAACGAAAAGGGCACAGTGATTGCCCATTCTCGCACCGATGGTGCTTGGCGTGAGCCCAAAATGCTCAAGCGTTTAACCAACCTTGCCCGCAACAACCCGGTCACGATCGATCTTCCGAGTAATCGAGTCTTGCTGCTCCACCCCAATGGTTCAGCAGAAGAGCTCGAGTTTCTCGAGACCGACCCGGACACCAACCTCAATAAATACAAGCGTAATCCCAACGCACCGAGGCTTTACGGATGATTTTTTATCTCGCTCTTGACGATGTGGGTTTCCGTCAGCTCCGTCCCACTCAGGCTGAAGCCAAGGCGATCAGCAAGAATTTCCAGCAAATCGACATCCCGACAGACAAGGCCGGCTTGCAGCAGGCCGTCCAGGAGCTGCTCACAGAAGCAGATCAGCTGCGTCAGCCTGGATTGCCCCTGGAAGCTCCTAACATCGCTCCAGCAGCGTCCCAGGCGCTTCCTGAGCCTGTTTCTTTGGGAGCCAAGTGTGATTCACGCTGCTCTGGCTGCCATCGACAGCTTGTGGCTTCGGTTGATGGAGCCATCACCCATGCTTTTGGCGAAGACATGAGCTTTCTGGGTGACTGGATCCAGGATGCTCCTGACTGGGTGATTCCCCGGATCCATGAAGCCCTGCGTGAACGCGAAGCTCGACACTCAACCTAATCTCTAACCCAAGGTCGCTCTACACCATGTCCAATGACATTTATCGCTGCACTCCGAGGCAGACAAAGGCGCTTGCCATTCAGGCCATTGAAGCCGGCCTTGTGCCTTTCATTCAATCATCGCCGGGCATCGGCAAATCCAGCATCATGCGGGCAATCGCCCGCCAATTTCGGCTGTATCTGATTGATCATCGTCTCAGCACTTCGGCTCCGGAAGATCTTTCGGGTCTGCCGGAATTCTACACGGACGAAAGCGGCATTCGTCGTGCCCGCTTTGTGCCGTTTGAGATGTTTCCCGTCGAAGGCACCAGGGTTCCTGATGGCTATGACGGCTGGATGGTCTTCCTCGACGAAGCCAATTCCGGAACCAAGATGGTCCAGGCCGCCAGCTACAAGCTGATCTTGGATCGCATGGTCGGACAGTATAATCTGCACGAGCGGGTGGCGATGGGCCTTGCCGGCAATCTGTCCACCGATCGAGCCATTGTGACCACGCTCAGCACTGCCATGCAGTCGCGTCTGGTTCACATTGAAATGACCCACGACTTTAACGAGTGGCTCGAAGATGTTGCGCTACCCGAGCAATATGACGAGCGGGTGATCGCCTTCCTTAACTGGAAGAAGGATTACCTGATGGATTTCCGGCCGGATCACCAGGAAAAGACTTTCTGTTGCCCCCGGACCTGGGAATTCATGCATCGTCTGGTTCAAGGCCGTGAAGTCACCGACGAACAAACGCCACTGTATGCGGGCACCGTGACGTCGGGTGTAGCTGCCGAATTCGTGCAGTTCACCAAGATCTTCAAGGAAATGACCCAGATTGCCGATGTGCTTAGGGATCCAGCCAATGCGCCTGTTCCTGCCGAGTCTCAGCGCAAGTGGGCCGTGATTTCGCACCTCATGGGCGAAACCACCCAGCAGAATTTCGACAAGATCTGCACCTACGTCAACAAGTTCGACCTGGCTTTCCGCGCCCTGTATTTTCGAGGCGTAATCCACACCCAGCCGGCGCTGCGACAGCATTCGTCGTTCGGCAAGGCCATGCTCGACATCACCAAATATCTGGAAGGCTAAACTCGATGGCAACCATCGCCCCTCAACCAGTCGAATATGACTATTACGAGCTCAACCGTGATCTCGATCGAGCCAAGTCCGATGTGTTTGCCAGGGGCGATGCAGCCTTCTTTGGGCCTTTGCTGTGCTCAATGGATTTTGTCTGGTCGCCGGGTCTCGGAACAGCTGCCAACGATGGCGTCACGCTCAAGTGGGATCCGGCCGACTTTCTCAAGATGACTCGAGGCGGCCGGGTTGCCACCATCATGCACGAGCTCTGGCACCCAGCCAGGCTGCACATGCTCCGTAAAGGTGATCGCTGCCCCGACATTTGGAACATCGCTTGTGATGTGTGGATCAACCGGGACCTGATTAAAAACAGCTACGAGCTCACGCCCCCGGAAAGCTGGGTCATTCGTCCCGATCTCGATCATATCGAGATGGAAGAAGACATTTATGATTGGCTGATCAGTCCAGGTGGCGGTGGCATGAAGCCCCATTCTGGACCCCAAGGCGGCTGCGGCAAGTGTCAGCAAGCAAACAAGCCGGCACCGACCACTCAGATCAAGCAACAAATGATCAACAACGTGGTCAAGGCAAAGCAAGCTGCCCTAATCAGCAATCAGCCCGGAGCTATTCCAAGCAATATGCAGGCCATTCTCGACAAGTTCCTGAAGCCTGTCGTTCCATGGGAAAAGCATCTTCATCAGTGGATGACTGATCTTCTTGAAGAAGATTACACATGGTCCCGTCCAAATCGCCGTCACATGGCAATGGGCATGTATCTGCCCAGCCGATTTGAAGACGAAGGCCGGCTTGAGCACCTGATGTTCTACCAGGACGTTTCTGGTTCCATCAGCGATCGAGATTCGCTTCGCTTCAATTCCGAGCTCAAGTTCGTCTGGGAAACTTACAAACCCAAAAAAATGACGATCATTCAGTTTGACACTATCATTCAGAAGATCGACGTGCTTGAGGAAGATCAGCCGTTTGATGAGATTAGGATCGTCGGAAGAGGCGGAACCTGCCTCAAATGCGTCCGCAAACATATCATGGACAATCGGCCCACAGCTGCCATAATATTCAGCGATCTCTACGTCGAGCCAATGGTTCCCGGGCCAGAGTGCCCGATCCTTTGGGTAGCGGTCGATAACAAGGATGCGCGAGTCAACTTTGGCAAGCTTATCCACATCAAAGCCTGAACCAAAGAGCGGCTAAGAAGGGGCATTTCTTATGGCAACTCTGGAGCTTAGCACTGAGCGTCTGTTCCTGCTCAGGGGAATTATCCACCAAGCTATCAACATCAAGGAACGGGCTGCTCGGGACAACCGGAGCTATGCCGAAATCGAGCTCAAGCGTGAGCAAGCCGACCCAGATCGGCAAGCCATGCTGACCTCCAAGGCGATCTTTCAGATCGCTGATTCTCTCGATGAATGTGTCGTGGGTCTCAAGGAGATCTACCACGACATCACCGAGGCCATGGACCGAGAGGCCATTGCGCCTCTCGAACTGGTCAAGGAAGACGCATGATCATTAACAGTTTCATTCTACTTCAACGTGCTCCGATCGTCGGGATGCTGGATCGAAAGGTCCAGCATAACGGCGTCAGCCACGGGCTGTCGGAGCTCGGCTACGACATTCGCATCAAGCAGGATGTTCTGTTCAAACCAGCAATTTTCCACATGTCGGGGGCTCCTGTTTCAGGCCCCTGGCATTGTGTTGGTGATGGTCCCCGTAGCGATGGCAATTTCTGCCTCGCTTCAGCGATCGAGCAGTTTGACATGCCAACCGATCTCGGTGGCATTGTTCACGACAAGTCGACCTGGGCCCGTCATGGTCTCAGCGTCTACAACACCGTGATCGAACCAGGCTGGAAGGGCTTTCTGACTTTGGAGCTCGTCTACCATGGGCAGGAAGAGCTGCACATTCCGGCTGGCTCCGGCATCGCCCAGGTGATCTTTCACCAAGTCGCCATGCCAACAGCCTATGATGGCAAATATCAGAACCAAGCAGACGGGCCTGTTCAGGCCATTCTGCCAAGGTAAGTCTCCAAGACCGCGCCGAGTCCAGAAGGGGTCCGGAACCTGATCCTGGCGGGTGGAAAGCAACCTGAGGTCTGTCAGATGATCCAGGGGCGGCACAGAGACTGAGGGCGTGTCAACGTCCTGGGGGAGTCACCGAAAGGGGCTCCCCCGAATTTCATCAGTGATATGGAGGGCCTATGTTCATCACTCTGAGCAACAGAGCCACTGGAGGCGAGATCAACGTCATGGTCCGAGCGATCGTGCATTTCTCGCCTACCAGCGACGGCCGGGATTCGATCATTCAGCTGGCCACCGGAGAAACCCTGGCCGTTGAAGAATCGGTTCGATCGATCCGGGGCTATATCCGCAAGGTCGCCAAAATCGACAAGAATGACAACGACAATTCAGCTGCCTAATACCGGCTGAATTCACATGATCCATCGGGGGGTGGGGACATGCCAAAACCAACACAAAAAGCCATTGATGCGGCTGCCAATGCTCGCCGCAACAAAGCTCGAGACAAGTGGCTCGACTGCTTAGGTGGTCCGCTGCTGGCTGACAGCCCGCACATCAACTTCCTGGCCATGCGTCTGGCTTTCCCGGACACCAAGATCGAGTTCAGCAACAGCTAAACGGCTAAACGGAAAACGCCCCGGAGGACCTAAGTCTTCCGGGGCGTCCCTGATCTCGAAACTGGGTTTCGGTCTCATAACCGCTTTCGGGCTTCCCAGGCTGGGGACCTTCGACTCATCCAGGTTGTCACCAACTGGCATTGTCTCAGAGCGTTTGGAGTGATCCGAAGATCCTTCCTCGTCGCTGCCGTGGCACTGCATTTAGTGGTTTCGGTTAGGCCGTCAACCACTTTTTTCATTTTTGCGAGAAAGCCATGAAAATCTTCTTCGCCTCTCTCACCGACCCATCGATCGAGGTCGATGCTTGGGTTGCTACCAAGGACGAAGGCGTTCTTCTTTTGCGATCGCTGGCCGAGGCTCATCCGATGCACAGCGTCATCATGCGAGCTCGCTTGAAGAAGCTGCATGACCTGGAAGAGCGATACATCGGTGCTTCCGAGGAATGCTCCAGCTTTCTTTATCGCGTCAAAATGATGGACCCTTCGCGGCCTCTTGAACTGCCGTGAACTTTATGCTCACGAATTTTGACTATCTTCACATTTAGTGGAATAGTTTCGCCTCAGAGTGTCGCTACTCTGGGGGGAGAAGTGGGTTGGGAAGGTATCTATGTCCGACATGTTCGGGCGGAACGCGGGTTATTGAAACCCGCTTAAGCAGCGACCGCATCAAACGTCGACGCGCCTGCGAACAGGATCATCGTTTCAACACGCTGGAAGTCCCTGCTGATTCCGGACGAAAGCTTAAGGAGCTGATCGACTGGCTCAGCAGACAAAGCATCAACTCGGAAATTGTTGATTACGGCAAAGCCCAAATCGACACTATCCTGCTGGGAACCAACGAAGAAGAATGACCAAGCTCGAGACCTGCAAGCACGGGCATGAATGGACGCCCGAGAACACCCTTATCATCAAGAAAACGGGTGCTCGGCAATGCCGTCAGTGCAAGAACAATTCCAAAAAGAAGCACTCTGAAAGCAACAAGAAGCCGACCAGCTTCCACCATTACCGCCAGGGGTAACATGACCATCACAGCTCAGATCATTGCTGATTCCATCAGCCCGGCAGGCATTCGCCTGACCACTTTTCAGCTACGCTATCCTCGCTTCATTCATGCCGAGCTGATGACTCACCGGGTCTTCAGCCGCAACGCCAGCTCCAGCCGTGCCATCCCGGTCAAGAAGATGATCGAGGACCTACGCTATGAGCTTGCTCAACCAGTCTTTTGGGGCAGCAACAAGCCCGGGATGCAAGCCGGTGACGAGCTCACAGGCGAAGTCCTGGATCAGGTCAAAACCTGGTGGCGTGAAGGTGCTGAAGCCATCATTCCGATTGTCGAGAAGATGGTGGATACTGGCCTGCACAAGCAGGTCGCCAATCGGATGCTCGAGCCCTGGGCCCACATCAACGTCGTCGTCACAGCGACGGACTGGGCTAATTTTTATGCTCTTCGCCGTCACTCTGACGCTCAGCCTGAGATCAAGGCTCTTGCTGATGCAATGTGGGATGCTCAACAGGCCAGCAGCCCGCAGCTGCTTAATCTCGGTGTCTGGCATCTGCCTTACGTTCGTGACGAGGAACATTTTGAGCATGATACTGAGCTGCTCAAAAAGATCTCAGTCGCTCGCTGTGCTCGAGTCAGCTACCTGACCCATGACGGCCGACAAACCACGGCCGAAGAAGACATCCTTCTTTACGATCGCTTGGTTGGATCCCATCCGCTTCACGCATCGCCGGCCGAACACCAGGCCACGCCTGACGAAGAGCTTACCTCTTACCAGATGGATCTGCTCCAAGGCAGTGGGTGGCGTAAGCCTGAGCTACACGGCAACCTCAATGGCTGGATTCAGCTACGCAAGACATTGCCCGGAGAGGTTACTCCAGGTTAAGAAAATAGCTGTTGCCGAAATGAATTTCCCCGGTCATCTTCTACAAAGATACCGGGGGATTCATGCAAAACCAGATGCCCAAACGAGACCTGTCTGCTTACGGTTATGCAGATGGAAACGGCTTCTTCTACTGCACCGATTGCGGTGGAACTACTCCGATTGCGGGACATCAACATGCCTTTCGGTGTGTTCATCACGCTATAAAAGCAGAGCAAAACGAGCTCGCTTCACTGCCTCCTGCTGAAACCCTTCAAGTCGTTGAAGCTCCAGTGATAACCTGTAGCCAATCCGGCTTCATGGGCTGGCTCGTTACCCGTTTCTTGGGTCGATAGACCTACCAAAAATACCTGCTAGAAGCGGCCCTCGTCATCTCGGGTGACGGGGGCTTTTCTCGTTCAACCTCTTGCATCAACATCCGAGGTTTCAATGGAAGTCAGCACAGTCAAGGATCACGTCACCCATGCCGTTATCGGCGGCATGGAAGCGGAGTCCATGGGGATCTCCGACGATCCCGCATTCTATCACATGCTCTCGAGCCAGCTTTACAGCGACGAGAAGCGGGCAGTTATCCGTGAAACCCTATGCAACGCCTGGGACGCTCACATTGAGGCCGGCTGCACCGACAAGTTCGTTGACGTCACCCTGACGGACAACAAGCTCACGATCCAGGATTACGGTCTAGGCATTCCCCGCAACCTGATCCGGCCGATCTACGGCGTTTATGGATCCAGCACCAAGAAGAAGAACGCCCTAGTGACCGGGGGCTTCGGCCTCGGTTGCAAAGCTCCTTTCTCTTATGTCGATCACTTCGAAGTGATCAGCTGCCACGACGGCGAAAAGACCATCTATCGCATGAGCAAGAGCTCCGGCGAGGTCATGGGCAAGCCCAGCATTCTGCCGATCATGAGCGTGCCCACCAGCGAAAGCGGGATCACCGTTTCCCTTCACGTCAAATCGCTCAGTGACAAGTCGACTTTTAACCGGCTGATCAACGAGATCGCTTCCCAGGGCGAAATGAAAGTCCGCCTGAACGGTATCGAAATCAAGACCATGCCTTTCTCGAAAGCCAAGCACGGCTACCTGATCGTCAAGAAAAGCGATTTCGGTGGCCGCTCGAACCACCCGATCCAAGTTCGCTATGGCAGTGTGATTTATCCGGTCGAAGACAACCCGGCCTATGCTCGGGAATATCGCTCAGCCAAAGCCTACCTTCAGGACATCACTGCCAACAACGGTAATCTTTGGCATCGCAATCACAGTGTCGAGAGTGATTGGATCCTGATTCTTCAAGCTCAGCCCAACACCATCTCCATCACGCCCAGTCGTGAGTCGCTGTCGATGGTCGAACAGACCACCGACACCCTCAACAAGCTGCTGACGAACTTCGTCGAGACTGTGTTCAGTGGCGAGGAGCTGAAGCAGGTTTGCTACAAGCTCGCCAGCCAGTCGATCAACGACATCTGGCGCTTTGGTAAACCGGCTGACGCTCTGTCCATGCAGGCCGGCCTCATTCGCACCGAAACGGTCGAGCAACACAAACCCAGGTTCATTACCGATCCGGTGGATGCTGCCAGTTACCACCTCATGTATAACTTTCCGACTTGGAAGGGCTTTCATGAGAAGCAGATCCGGGAGCGCATCAACGCTTTGATCGCATCTGGATTTGGCAATCGTGGCCTGCTCCAGACTTACCGCACTGCTTATTTCAAGAGAAAGCATCTAACCCGTCGCGTCAGAGGCTATCAGGGCCTCAACGACAACAAGCGGTATGTCGATTATTCTACTCATCCCTGGTTCGCCACCAGGATCCTGGCTCCGGTTGTGGAGGCTATCCGCAAGGAGCCTTTGCTAGATCTCAAAAATTTCGGCGTCTGGGACAATACTAGGTATCACAGAGGCCCACGGGGTTACAGGGAAGCAGATTTCATTCCCTACAAGGATTACAGAATACCCGGCATCGATGAACTGCTGCCTTATGCCCGTGGTGTCGTCATTATCGGGCACAGCCGACTGGCGATCGAGGAGCGAGCTCATCGCATGAGTGCTATGAAGCATTGGTTCGGCGATGTGAGAAAGAACCTGTGCTACATCGTTCCCCGCAATCCTCGCAAGCTCGAGGCGGCTATCAAGCTGTTCTCAAAGCTTGGCTTTTACGTCGTTGATACCACTCAGCGACAGAGCTGGGATCCAGCTCCAGAAGTGATCGCAGCCCAGAAGGCCATGAATCCGCCTCTGCCTAAAAAGAAGAAACTGTCAGGCTACCTCTGTCTGGCAGGGCTGGGCGATAGTCTTAATCTCAACAAGCTGTTCGACGAGGAAGCTGCTCGAATCGACAAGCCGGAATTCGTAGTTCGCATTTCGCCAGCTACTCAAGTGCTCAAGAACTTTGGCGACGCGCATTACTTTGCCGATTGCCAATCCATGCAGGCAATCGTTCGCATGTATGGCGAACGGGGCGGAGTCGTGTCGATGGATAAGGCACTGAAAAATGCCTACGATGAAGGCTCGCTAAGCCTGAATCAGTTCATCGCTCGTGAGTTACTTAACGCCTACAAGAACAATCCAGAAATCGAAAGCCATTATCGAAACAGTTGTGATCACATGTCTGGAGACCATGATTATTGGCTGAACACAGATAAACACGATTTGCTTCAATCAATCATAGAGGATGATGTGCTTCGCACCAAATTTGGCCTTGCTCTCAAGCATGGCCAAGATGCTCGTGATTTCATTCTGCTCTACAAAAGCTTCGACTCAAACCACGATCGTACAAAATACCCCGAGATCAAGGAGATTCACGACCTTATTGAGTCTTGGGTTCCGCACGAGCCATTCAAGAAGCTTCTGAAGTCCATCAAAGAATCGCAGCTTGTTCGCTTTCTTGACACAAAGCAGCTGCGAACAAACCTCGGTCTTCTGGCCGAGGATCGCAAGAAGGTCGCTCGATCTCTGATCATGACCGCACTGAAGGGGTAATTATGTCGCTCACACGCATTGTTGCGGTGGTCATCGATACCACCATGTTCACCTGCTATCTGCCTGATGGTAAAACCATCGGCATTCTCCAGGGAGATCCTCGCACGAGGAAGCTTCTGGAAGCATTGCCGGACATCGAAAGCCAGGGCTACGCCGACGTCGACCTTGTTCAGGCAAATCCATACCGGGATTTCGAGAGCCAGGTTGGCGGAGCCATTCGCTTCTTCCGCGTTCTGCGAACCAAGCTGAACGAAGTGTTCGACGAAATGGAGAAAGTTGCTCCATTGTTCGATCCGGAAACGACTGAAACTGTCCCGGCAGCTTCTGTTGGTTCCATCCCGCAGGTTGCTTCGGCTGAACCTTCGACGGACTCGGCTACGCCGGCCGTCGAGGAGCCTGCTCAACCTGCTGTTCCTACCATCTCGGATGAAAAGAAGGCAGCAGCAGTGGCCGAAATCATGGCCAATGCTCAGCCGGCTTCAGACCCCAATTTCGCTCGGGACACTCAGCCCAGCGAAACCGTGGTTGCTGTCTTGCCGGACAATTCGATCATTCCGAATGCAGAAAAGGTCGAAGCTCATCTCGCTCACAGCGTCAAGATCGGCTCGACCAAGGGCATGGAAGCCTTCCTGGCTCGCTTGTCCAAGGTGATCGGCCAGCGCAAGCATTCGGTCGAAGACCTCCAGCAATTCATGGAGCGTAATGATCTACCGATTGCCGACGATGGCTCGCTTATCGTTTACAAGGTGCTCCGTCGTGGCAAGAATGGCGGCTACGTTGATTGCTACACCGGCAAGGTGCCGCAGAAGATTGGTTCTGTTGTCCAGGTAGACGAAAATCTTATCGACCTTGATCGCCGTAATGAATGCTCGTCCGGTTTGCACGTTGCTCGTCGTGGCTACATCGGCCAATTCAACGGCGACGTTTGCACTCTGGTCAAGGTCGCTCCTGAGGATGTTTACACCGTTCCTCACCGCGACCCCAACAAGGTGCGTGTCCGGGCTTATCACATCATTGCTGAGCTCGATCACGATGCATGGCAGAAGCTTCGTGGCAACGTGCCTATGACCGATAATCCCAAGGCAGCAAAAATGCTGTCCCGGGCCGTGACCGGAGACCATGTTGGCATCCTCGAGTACGTCCAGATCAATGGCTCGATGGGAACCGGAATCGTCGTGACGCCGGCCGAAAAGATGGCCAAGCCGATCGCCAAGAAGGTCGACGAAGCCCTCGCTCTCGATGACAAGCGGATCAAGGACGAGGATCGTGTCACCGTTGATCACGTCCAGGTCGAGGAAGTGGCCGGAGCCATTGCCGAAAAGACCGCTCAAGCAGCCAACAGCCGTCAGGCCAAGGCGGCTGACATGTGGAACAGCGTGCTTTCGGCTACGGGCAACGATCGCAAGGTCGCAGCCCAGGAGCTGCTCAAGTTCAAGAAGGCCGCCAAGGTCAGCTGGGACAAGCTCGGCATTACCCAGCAGCAGGTTGAAACTCTGCTTGAGGTCGCCACGGCCGACATCACCGAAGACCCAACGCCTATCTTGCCCGGACAAGCCGTGGAAGATGGCCCTGACCCGGAACCAAAGGTAGAATCGCCTGCCAAGCCTGAAAGCCGCAAGGAAAAAGCTGCCCGCCTGCTCAAGGTCGTAAAGGCCAAGAAGGGCGGCAAGCGTGAAGCTGCTCAGGAGCTCCTGGCTCTCAAGAAAAGCAGCAAGGTCAGCTGGGAATCCCTCGGCCTGACTCAGGCCGACGTCGATAATGTGACGAAGGCTGCTGGATAAGTTTGGCGAATCGCCTTAGTTATCGAGCACCGTGATCGCCGGCTCTCATACCGGGAGTCGGCGACACAAATATCAGGGAACACTCATGACCGCTGCCAATCGTCCTAACCGCAAGGCTTCTGATGAGGATCTCATTAGGCTGAACAGTCTTGGACTATCTTTGGCCACAATCGGAGAAACCCTGGGGTGTCACCCAACAACTGTGACACTCAGGTTGAAGGAGCTGGGGGTTGAACCAGCTGATACCCGACGCTCTTTCATGGAGGGCGTTTACAAGTCGCTCTCTCATAAGCAGCAGGAATGGTTGGCCGACCAGCTCGGTCCCCATTTTTCCGTTCAAGACTATATTAAGAACCTGCTGGTGAAGGAATTTATTGCCAGCAAGGGGGGAGCTATAAATGCCTGAGAATGCCGTTGAGACTTGCTTGAATTTTTTTCAGAAGGCTGTGCCTGAACCAGAAGCCAAGAACTTCACCACTCAGCTCGGCTGCCACTTCGAAGAAGTGCATGAGCATCTGCTCGAGCTCGTTCCGCTGACGCCGGAAACCCTGAATTTGCTCAACGAAGCCAAGCGTGCAACCCATGCTTTCGCAGAGCATCTTAAGACCCACGGCGGGGTGGAGATCGCTCCCGGCCGGCGTGTCGAGTTCCTTGATGCCATCTGCGATCAGATCGTCACCGGCATAGGGACAGCCCACATGACCGGGATGGACATCGTTGGCGGCTTCAATGAAACCAACCGTTCCAACTTTTCCAAGTTCGGGCCGGACGGTGAGCCGATCTTCGACCAGAACCGCAAGGTCTGCAAAGGTCCCAATTATACCAAGTCCGACCTGACGCCCTTTGTTTGATTGGGGCCGCAGCCCTCTGTCATAAACATTCGAAGGCCCTCCAGAAATGGGGGGCCTTCTCCGCTTCAAGGACCTTACCGTGACCACGCCACTTTCCCTCAACACCGGACAGCAGGAAGCCGCTGACGGCTTTTTCCAGTTCCTGTTGACCGACGAGAAAGAAGCTGCCATTTCCGGTCCTGGCGGAGTTGGAAAAACCTTTCTTCTCAGTCACTTGATCGACAAGGTTATCCCGCAATATCATCATACCTGCCGGATGATGGGCATCGAACCCAAGTTCGATGAAGTGCATATCACTGCCACCACCAACAAGGCAGCCGAGGTCTTGGCTCAAGGCACCAACCGGCCGACCCAGACCATTCATTCGCTTATGAACCTCACGGTTCAGGACGATTACTCCACCGGGGTTTCCCGGGTGAAGCCGACCAACGCCTGGAAGGTTCACGAAAAGAAGATCTTCTTCATCGACGAATGCTCGATGATCGACAGCGATTTGCTGAAGTACCTCCACGAGGGAACGCAGAGCTGCAAGATCGTTTATGTTGGTGATCACTGTCAGTTGGCTCCAGTGGCAGAGCCAATCTCTCCCATTTACCGGAAGAACATTCCGTTTTGGGAGCTGACCGAACAGATGCGGACGGGCAATCCGCACCTTCAGGCAATCAACAACCAGCTTCGCCACACGGTCGAGACTGGCGAGTTTCTACCCATCAAGATCGTTCCTGGCTCGATCGACCTGCTCGACGAAAGCCAAATGCAGGACGAAATCGCAGCCCGCTTTGCCCGTCAAACCACAGACCAGCGGATCCTGGCTTACACCAACAACCAGGTGAAGCTGTTCAACGATTATATTCGTGAGCTGCGTCAGCTTCCGGCCGAATATACCGTTGGCGAAAACCTGGTGAACAACGCAGCCATCACCATCAAGCGAACCATGCTGAGGGTCGAGGAAGACATCACCATCACCCGGCGAGACCAGGACACCGAAATGGTCGAGATCGGCCCTGGAGCCTTCCTGGAAGTGCGCCGGGTCGATCTGGCTAGTCGGATAGGCGAAGTCCTGTTTGACGTGCCCCTGCCCGTCGACAGGCAGCATTACGCTGATCTGATCGCCTACTATCGCCGGATCAAAGACTGGACCCGCTACTACAAGCTGAAGAACAACTTCCCCGATCTCCGCCAGCGAGACGCGGCCACCGTTCACAAGGCTCAAGGTTCCACCTACGATTCGGTGTTTATCGATCTGGGCAACATCAGCACCTGCCACCAGCCAAAAATGGTGGCCCGGATGCTGTACGTTGCCTTTTCCCGGGCCCGTACCCGTGTGTTCCTGTATGGAAATCTCGCTTCGAAATACGGGGGCCTTATCATTTAACAGGAGGTGAGTGTGTCGCTCCACTCAAACCACCAAATCATCTCGAACATCCTTGAAACGTTGATCGGTCCCGAAGACCGCAGGCACACCCAATGGGTTGACCGGCTGTGTCGGCACCATGAGAAAAACACCAGCCGTACCGATGGCTTTCTTTACGAAGGCCAGCATTATCGGCCGAGCACTTTGACTGGTCCACAGCCCGTTGGCTGTTTGCCCTTGGCGACCGATCTCTGGGCCGAGATGGACCAGTACCTCGCCGACAAGAAGTCGATCGATCTCGATCGGCACCTCATCAAGCAAAGCCTTTTCTCGCTGCTGTTCCCGTGCAATGACCTGCAAGGTCAGCGAGACGCTTTGCCTGAGTGCTTGTTTCGGCTGGTTCCAGACTTTGCTGGATTGTCTCGACAGGCTCCTGAAGCCTGGTCAATTCAAGATAATGCCCGGGCTCTCCGGCAGTATCAGACAGTCCAGCCCAAAATTGAAATGTATGTTGCAGCTCGAATTATTTACTGATTCGTGAGCTGCGGCGGGGAAGGGGACACACTTACGTCATGCGTTACCTGGTCTTCTCCGAAGAAGAAAAGCAGACCTACAAGGTTTGCATTCTGGTTCCTTCAATCCGCAAGCAGGACATCCAGGAAGCTTATCTCACCCCGTTTCCTGAGCTCGATCCCAACGATGTCATGGTGCTCGATCTGCACCAAGCCGATGGCAAGAAAACGCCAATGGCCGAGATCAAGGCTTACATCAAAGAAGAGCTCGTCCCGATCCTAACGGATATGAACGTCGAGCACATTCTCGTGACCGACGGTGACTACTTTAAGGCTTTGACGAAAGCCGCCAAGGTCGAGGCGCACCTGGGCTATCTCATGGACTGCACGCACGGTCCATGGAAGGTCGCTTACGTGCCCAATCACAGGTCGATCTTCTATGATCCCGATCGAACCAAAGCCAAAATCTCCCAAGGCATCACGGCTGTCCTCAAGGATCGCCTCGGAGATTATCAGGCACCGGGCGGGTCCATCATCCACTTTTCGGCCTATCCCAGCACCCCACAAGACATTGAGGATTGGCTCGAACGCCTCATTGTCGAGCAGCCGATACTCGCCGCTGACATCGAAGCATTCAGCCTCAAGCATCACACTGCCGGCATTGGCACCATATCGTTCGCCTGGAGTCATCACGAAGGCATTGCCTTTTCAGTTGATTACCGACCCATATTGGGAGCCAAGGAAGCCCCGTTCGGTCGCCAGGTCAAGAACGACAAGGTACGCCGCCTGCTCCGTAGCTTCTTTGAACGCTACCCGGGCAAGCTTCGCTGGCACGGCTCGAGCTATGACGTTTACGTACTGATCTACCAGCTATGGATGGATCACATCCTTGATACCGAGGGCCTTCTCAAAGGCATCGAGATCATGCTGGAAAGGCTGGATCACTGGGATGACACCAAGCTCATCACCTATCTGGCCACCAACAGCTGCGCCGGAAACAAGCTCGGTCTGAAGCCCAACAGCCAGGAATTTGCTGGCAATTACGGCAAGGACACGATCGAGGACATCACCACGATCCCGCTGCCCGAGCTGCTGCAATATAATTTGGTCGACAGCCTGGCGACCAACTACGTCTTCGACAAGCATCACCCCACCATGATCGCTGACGAGCAGGAGGAGATCTACTCCACCCTGTTCAAGCCAGCGATCATCGACATTGTGCAGATGCAGCTCACCGGAATGCCGGTGAAGATGGAGCGGGTGAAGGAAGTTAGAGCGATCCTTGAAGCTGACGAAAAGTCAGCTCTGGATCGAATCAACTCCTGCTCGGTGATGCAGAAGTTTCTCTACCGCTTGGAAGAGAAGCACATCGCCAAGCGCAATGCAAAGCTCAAGACCAAGCAGATCGTCATTGGCGACGAGCCCCAGAGCTTCAATCCGAACTCTGGGCCACAGCTGATCGATCTGTTCTACGAGTTCCTGGGTCTGCCCATCATCGGCTACACCGACAGCGGTCTGCCTGCCACCGGGGGCAAAGTCCTCAAGGCACTCAAGAACCATACTCAGGATCCAGAAACCCTGATCCTGCTTGACGCCTTCATTGACTACAAGGCCGTCAACAAGATCCTGACCAGCTTCATTCCAGCAATGGAAAATGCTGCTCAGGGGCCAGATGGCTGGCACTATCTGTTTGGAAACTTCAACTTGGGAGGCACCCTGAGTGGCCGCCTTTCAAGCTCTGATCCTAACCTCCAGAACCTGCCCGCCACTGGTTCCCGTTACGCGAAGCTGATCAAGTCCTGCTTCGTGGCTCCCCCCGGTTGGCTGTTTGCGGGCCTCGATTTCGCGTCTCTTGAAGACAAGATTTCAGGTCTGACATCCAAAGACCCGGCAAAGCTCAAGGTTTACACCGACGGCTATGATGGTCACTCGCTGAGAGCTTTCGCTTATTTCCGCGAATCCATGCCGGACATTCGACAAACTGAAGGCCGACGTGCCTTCAAGGTTATCCAGAACGGAGAAACCTGTTACCTTCTGGAAGGGGATGAAATCGCTTTGCCTGGTGGCAAGGTGGTTCGGGTGGAAGAGGCTCTCTCCCACCTGGGGTGATGCTTGGGCAGTCAGCTGAGTTGATGCGGCTGGCTGCCCCCACTCCAAAGGATGCACTATGACCAGAACCAATTATGACCTGCTTGAGCATCTTCATCAGAAAGGTGTTGAGCATCTGCTAGAAACTCACGGAGCCAAGGATGCTGACTCTCTCATCGGACGCGATCATCGAAGAGATCAGCCCGGCAGTTTTCGACGTGCTGGAGATCAACTCGATCCAGGTGAAGTATGGCCCTTGGCGGCAGAAGTCGAAGGTGCCCACTTTCGCCCTCACCTACGACGGAACCGTGAATACCCTAATGACAGGCTCTGGCTTCTCCCGGGAGATGGCCAAGCAGATTTTTGACCGCTACCACGAGCTTTATGCCGTCAGCGGTCAGTGGGTCTCAGCCAAGCTCGATGAAGCCTGTCGTACAGGCTATGTCACTGCTGCTTTTGGTTTGCGTGTTCGAACGCCTTTGCTCAAGCAAGTCGTCCGGAAAACCAGCAAAACGCCCTATGAGGCAGAGGCCGAAGGTCGTTCTGCCGGCAACGCTCTCGGACAGTCTTGGTGTCTTCTCAATTCGCGCGCCGGCGTCGAATTCAACGCCAAGGTCCGTAAAAGCCAATACCGTCTGGATATACGACCCTGTGCTCAAATCCATGACGCCCAATATTTTCTCATCCGAGACGATCTCGAGGCGGTTGCCTTCACCAATCAGCACCTCGTTGCCGCCACTTTCTGGCAAGAGCATCCGGACATTGCTCATGACGAAGTGAAGCTCGGCGGCGAGCTTGGGATATTCCATCCTGACTGGAGCAAGGAAATCACCATTCCCAATGGTGCCGGGGCCGACGAAATTTTGTCGGTGGTGCAGGCAGCCCTGGCCTAGATTGGCCTAGCTTCTAGCCAAGACTCCGGTTATCCCAAACATAGCCTGAGATTTTCGCTGGTTCCCAGAGCCTGCGACGGCCGCTCTCAGGACTTGGTTGGGGCCTCCAAACCCGGAGTGAAAATGCAAAAAAATCATCATCGTCTTGTTTGTGGTTCCGTCATGTTCCGTACCGAGGACATGCAGGAAGGGGAAATCGGCAAGCTCGAACTCAACGGCTTGCTGTCCACCAAGAACAAGGACGTCACCTTTACCGAGCTCCAGATGGCTCAGCAGGTGCTTCAACAGCATCTGATCACCAAGCTTCAGGCCGGTGCCGAAGAAGGCCAGGTGGTCTCGCCAATGATCATTGACGTGTTCATTTCGAACCTCGTCTATCTCGGCTACATGACCGATGCCGACTTTGCTCCGAAGCAGCAGTCGGGTCCGGTTAATCCGGATCCCGTCGAAATTCCTCGTTCGCTTCAATAGGTCCTGATCATGAATCAGGGACTGGACGCAGCCCCGCTGGAACGAGCCAGTGGCGGCCGGAATAACTATTACCTTTCGCGGGTGGATCACCCTCAGCGAGAGGAACAGCCACCATACACTGCTGAATGCGAGGACCTGATCGATTCGCTCAGGCTGACGCCGGACGAAGCCAATATCTTCAAGGAGATTTGGCGTTCGGCCAACGCCCGTCTGATGAACGGCAAGCCCGGACACAAGGCGGTGTACGGTGCGGAGAAGATCGTTCACTATGCTGGGCGGATTCTCCGCAAACTCAAGAGGGAGAACCAGTGATGGCGCTATCACGGCTCAACTCTGATGAAGAGCAGCTCGAACTGCCCTTCTGACTAACCGGACGGGGCGGGTTAAGGCCCGCTCCGTCCACCTTTCTATAGCGAATACTGGGGCAATCATCATGCAGATCACGAATGAGGGGGACATCAGTCTCCCCCTGGCCGTCTGGCTTTTGTCGGACGACTATGACTTCATCGAAGGGATCGACAACTACATCTCCGTCACCACGTTGATGAAGCCCGTTCGTCAGATCGTCCTGCCTCGTCGCATTCCCCAGGAACAGCAGACGACAGACGTTGCCGATTATATTTCCCGCAAGCTGGGCCACGCCATTCACGACTCGATCGAGAAGGCTTGGACCAACCCGAACCAGTATCAGCGTGCCCTTCGCATGATGGGCTATCCTGATGAGTTGATTGGCCGAGTGGCGATCAACCCCACGCTGGAAGAAGTTCGAGCCAGCAACAGCCTGATCCCTGTCTATCTCGAACAGCGTGCCATGCGCCAGTTCGAAGGCTTCACCATTGGCGGCAAGTTCGACATGGTGACGGAAGGCATTGTCAACGACACCAAGTCGACCTCTGCCTGGTCATGGGTCATGGGCACCCGAGACGATCAATATCGGCTCCAGATGAGCCTGTATCGATGGATCGATCACACCCAGGAGCATCGCAAGATCTTCGAAGACTTCGGCAAGGTGAACTTTGTGTTCACCGACTGGCAGAAAGGCGAGGCCAAGCGTAATCCCAATTATCCGCAAAAGCGGGTCTGCACCAAGACCATTCCGCTCATGTCGCTCCAGGAAACCGAAGCCTGGATCAAGCTCAAGCTCGGACTGATCAATCAGAACTGGCACACACAGGAGCATCAGCTTCCTCACTGCACGAGTGAAGAGCTCTGGATGTCGGCCCCAAAATACAAATATTTCGCCGACGCCAGCAAGGCCAACCAGCCCGGAGCTCGCTCCACCAAGAATTTCGATGACCTGGTGGAAGCCCGGAAATTCCAGGCTTCCAAGGGCGGTGTCGGAACCATTGTCACCGTGCCCGGAGAAGCAAAAGCCTGCGGTTATTGCGCGGCTTTCGATGGCTGCACTCAAAAGGATTTGTACCTATGATCGATCTCACCGGGGTAGAGCATCACCCGGCGATCACCGAGATCGTCGACGTGCTGTGCGCGAAGACGCAAAACACCGACCGTGGCTTCTTTCAAACCGAAGCTGCTTTCTTTCTGGGCAAGATCGCTGCCTGTATGCGGGCCAGCATTGTCACCAAGGACCGGGGCGAAATCCCGGTCAATGTTTATGCCTTGGCTCTGGCTACGTCCGGCTACGGCAAGGGCCATTCGATCTACATCGTCGAAGATGATTTCATGAAGCCGTTCAAGCGTCGCTTCATGGAGAACACCCTGCATGTGATTTCCGAAAAGCACCTGTGGGACATCGCCAGCGATCGTGCTCTCAAGAATGGCACCGACCAGCAAACCGAGTTCGATGCAGCCCAGAAAGAATTCCGGCTGCTCGGAGCCTATCCGTTCACCTTCGACAGTGGCACGGGTCCGGCTGTCAAGCAGCTCCGCCAAAAGCTGCTCATGGCCGGCATTGGCGGCATCAATCTCCAGATCGACGAGATTGGCTCCAACCTTATCAGCAACACCGAGGTCCTGACGCTTTTCCTGGAGTTGTTCGATCAGGGCATCGTCAAGCAGAAGCTGGTCAAGAACACCGCCGACAACACTCGCAACGAAGAGCTTGACGGCAAGACCCCGACCAACATGCTGCTGTTCGGTACTCCGTCCAAGCTGTTCGACGGTGGTCAGACCGAGAATGAATTTTATTCATTTCTCGAGACTGGCTACGCTCGGCGCTGCATCTTCGGTTATGGCCACCAGGAAAAGAAGCCGGTCGATGTCGATCCAGCTGAGCTTTACGCCAAGCTGACCCAGGCTGCCACATCAGGGGCTGCCAACAAATGGTCCATGCATTTCCATAAGCTCGCCGATCCGGCGATGTATGAATGGAAGATGCTGGTTCCCGATGACGTCGCCATTCAGCTGCTGCGTTACAAGCTGGCGTGTGAAGCTGCGGCCGAGAAGCTCCCCGAGCACGAGGAGATTCGCAAGGCCGAAATGAGCCATCGCTACTTCAAGGCGCTTAAGCTCGCTGGAGCTTATGCCTTTGTCGACGCAAGCAGCGAAGTCGAGATGGAACATCTCATGTCGGCAATCCTGCTGGTTGAAGAGTCGGGAGCTGCCTTCCAGCACATCCTCACTCGGGAAAAGCCCTATGTGAAGCTGGCCAAGTATATCGCTGACATGGACGTGGAAGTGACCCACGCCGACTTGATGGAAGCCCTGCCGTTCTACGGCAAGAGCCAGTCCCAGCGTAACGAGCTGATGACCCTGGCAACTGCCTGGGGCTACAAGAAGCACATCATCATCAAGAAGAGCTTCCGCGACAATATCGAATTCTTCGAAGGCGATAAGCTCAAGGAAACCGATCTCAGCGAAATGATCGTCTCTTACGGCGAGCACTGGGCTTATGATTATCTGGCTGAACGGGCACCATTCGATCAGCTGCATATGATGACCCAGGCCGAAGGCGTTCACTGGGCCAATCATCATTTCAAGAACGGTCATCGTGCCGAGGAGAACGTGCTTCCCGGCTTTAACATGGTGTCCATCGACGTCGATGGAGGTGTTTCCGTCGACACGGTGCATGAGCTCCTGAAGGACACCAAGCACCTGATCTACACCACCAAGCGTCACCAGGCTCCCCTGCCTGACGGCACTGGCTTCTATGGCGATCGCTTTCGCTTGATCCTGCCCATCAATTATGAGCTCCACCTCGATACCGAGGAATATCGGGAATTTATGAATAGCCTGATGGAATGGCTCCCGTTCAAGACCGACGAAAGCGCCAACCAGCGAGCCAAGAAATGGGAGTCGTACAACGGTTTCCATTATTACAACCTTGAAGGCGAGTTGCTCGACGCACTCAACTTCATTCCCCGCACCAGTCGGGGTGAGGCTTATCGGGCTCAAACCCGGGAGCTTCAGTCGCTGGATAACCTCGAACGCTGGTTCGCTCAGCGCATGGAAAGCGGCAACCGCAACAATCAGATGATCAAGTTTGCCTTGGCTCTGGTTGATAGCGGGATGGATCTGCACACCGTTGGAAAGCAGGTCCATGGCTTCAATTCCAAGCTGGGTGCCCTGGCTTTGTCCACCGATGAAATCGACTCAACGGTGATGGTCACTGTGGCCAAACGCTTCCACACAGCGTAGATATAACTTTGGTGTAGCGACAGGATCGGCCAGCTCTTTTCTTGGCTCGTCGACCTGTCGCTTGCCGTCATCTGAAGGGGCAAAAAATGCCAGAAGAAAAGCAGAGATGTCCTGCTTGTGATGGCTTTGGCTATCATGAGGATGGTTCCGAAGAAGGGACCGAGTGCGAGGTTTGCCATGGCGATGGCATGGCTACTCCCGCTGAGATCGCCAAATGGAAGGCCAATCAATAATGTCGGATGAAGCGCAAAACGATCAGCTAGTTCTGATCGGCGGAGAGTCGGGCACAGGCAAGTCGGCCAGTCTTCGCAATATCCGGAACCAGGAAAGCTGGCTCTACCTGAATTGTGAGGCCGGCAAGCGATTGCCGTTCGCTCACAAGTTTCAGGATCACACCATTGTCGATCCTTACCAGGTCTATGAAGCTTTCGATCACGGCACCGACAATGCCGAGATCGGCGGCATCATTATCGACACCGCCACCTTCCTCATGGACATGTTTGAAAGCCAATACATCATTGGCAATGCGAACACCCAAAAGGCGTGGGGCGATTACGCCCAGTTCTGGAAGGTCCTGATGCAGGACAAGGTGGCTCGGTTCGCCAAGCCCACCATTATCCTGGCTCACGTCCGAGCAGACTTGCACGAAGCATCGATGGAGATGCGGACCCAGGTTCCGGTCAAAGGCTCGCTCAAGAACAACGGTTTGGAGGCTTATTTCTCCACCGTCGTCAACACCAAGAAAGTTCAGCTCAAGGAGCTGGATAAGTATTCCTCTAACCTGCTTCATATCTCGGAGGATGAGCAGGAGCTCGGTTTCAAGCATGTGTTCCAGACCCGCTTGACCAAGGGCACCATTGGCGAACGCATTCGCTCGCCAATGGGAATGTTCGCCCGTGAGCAAACCTATATCGACAACGACGCTCAGGCGTTGCTCGATTACCTCCGGGATTTCTACGGCAACTGAGTCAGACCACAACCACAAGGGAACAGAGTACCATGTTCAATAATCTCAAATCCGACGGGCTGGAGCAGTCCGAAGATCGTCTCGGCGGTGGGTTCATTCTCGACACCGACGCTTACGACACGACCATCAAGCTCGCTTACGGCATCGAGTCCACCCAGGGAGCCAAGGGCGTTGTCCTGGTGACTGAAGTCGGCGGCCGTGAATATCGTGAAACGATCTACGTCACCAACCGGGCCGGCGAGAACTTCTTCCTGAACAAGGACGACAAGACCAAGAAGGTCCCGCTTCCTGGCTTCACGGTGATCGACGACATCTGCCTTTGCGCCACGGGTACCTCGCTCAGCGAGCAGCCGGTCGAGGAAAAGACCGTCAAGATCTATGACTATGACGAGAAGAAGGAATTGCCGAAGTCGGTTCCGGTGCTCGTCGAACTGCTCGGCAAGCCGGTCACTCTCGGGATCTTCAAGAATCTCGAAAACAAGAGCGTCAAGCAGGGCAACGACTATGTGCCCACGGCCGAGACCCGTTTGACCAACAACATCGAGAAGGTTTTCCACACGGAAACCAAGCTCACCACTGCCGAAGCTCGTCAGGGCATGTCGGCCGGCGAGTTCTACGACAAGTGGGTTGAGCGCAACAAGGGCGTCGAGCGCGATCGTCGCACTCTCAAGGAAGGCGAAGCCGGCAAGTCCGGACGTCCTGGCGGTCCTCCCCAGGCTGGCGGTGCAGCTGCCGGAGCGGCTCCCAAGAAGAGCCTGTTCGGCAAGTAAGCAGTTATCCGGGGGGATAAAGAATGAAAATACCTGTGCTTGGAATGGACCCCAGTCTCACTCACTGGGGTCTGGCCACTTCAATGCTGGACCTAAGCACAGGCACTCTTGATCCCCCCAAGCTGTTACTGGTCATTCCAGAGAAGCTCACTCACAAACAGGTCAGGCAAAACTCAACTGACTTGTATGTTGCCGAGCAACTCGCCAATATCGTCGTTGCTGAAGCCATAAAGGCTAAAGCAATTTTCGTAGAGGTTCCTGTTGGTTCCCAGTCCGCTCGGGCCATGGCCTCCTACGGAGTGTGCGTAGGCATACTTGGCGTTCTTCGGTCTCAAGGTCTGTCGCTGGTTGAGGTGACGGCCGGCGAAACCAAGAAAGCCCTCACAGGAAACAAGAACGCCACCAAGCAGCAGATGATCGACAAAGCGGTTGAGCTTTACCCATCTGCCAATTGGACGGCGTTCTATCCTGGACAACGGAAAGGCCAGATCCCAGCCAATGCAGAACATGTCGCTGATGCGATTGGCACGATCCACGCAGGCGTGAAAACGCCAACTTTCCAAAACCTCATGCGACTTTTCAAAGGGGTATAGCCCAATGCAGATCACTATCAATCAGGCCCAGATTGAGCAGGCCATCACCGAATATGTGAACCGCAAGGTCCGCATTGATCCCAGCCAGCGTCTGGATATCGACCTCAAGGCTACTCGCGGCGATGCCGGCTACACGGCCGTTATCGACATCGTGGACGCTGACGCTGCTCCTACTGCTCGTCAGTCGAGCTCGGCAGATTCTGATGCTTCATCTGCTCCTGCCGCTACCACCACTTCGGCAGCTGCTGCATCCACTACTGCTGCTGCTGCTCCGGTTGTTGGACGTCCCCGTGGTCGGCCGCCCGGCAGCACCAATGCTGCAAAGCAGGCAGCTGCTCAGGAAGCTACCCAGCAGCAGCCCGAGGAAATCTCTCAGGAAGCCGCTCAGGAGCCAGCTGAGAACACGGAAGCAGCTCAGGAGTCCAATGATACCGAGGTGATGGTCCAGGACGCTCCTGAGCCGTCTGAGGCTCCTGCGCCGGCCCCAGCTTCTTCGGCTCCGCGATCGTTGTTTGGCGGTTTGACCAAGCCTTCGAACAGCTAAGCTTATGCTGAACCGGATCCTCAGTTGGATCCTGGGAACGATCGTCGTCTTTGCCCTGGCATGGACGGCGATCGCTTTCCTGGCTCCATTCATTGCCGGTGGCGTCGTGGTTTATATTCTGGGCAAGACATTGATCGGTTCCCGGAACCAAGTCCCCAGAACCAAGAACGTCACTCCCCACTACCCTCGTCAGTGATTCGGGCTGGTCGGCCTCGTCCCGTTTAAGCATCCAGCCCGTGCATTTGATGCTGTTGAAACACAGCCCAGGCATTTTCTTTTTCAGGCGAGTCATGTGAACCAAGATAGCTCCATGAGCTGAATCGGTCTCATCATCGTTGTCAAAGACAGCTTCAATTAAATCAGCAAGTTTTAGCCGGCGTCCTCGATTGACGAGAAATACCAGCATAAGTGCTGCTTCTCGCTTTCCCAGCGAGATTTCCTGACCGTTATATGAGCACCTGCGCCGCAGATACTGCGGCCAGGTCATTGATATGGCGACCATTCAAGCCCCCCCGGGCTGTATATGTCAGGTCATGATATTCAAAGCCGGGTTCAGTGCATAGGCACGAAATGCTTGATCAGGCCCAATCGAATAACCCAGGCGACCATCCCAAGCGACTGCTGCAAGATTGTCACTGACAGGCGTACCGATCGATCCCAAGGCAGTCGGCATCGGAAGCAAGCTGCTCAGGAATACCTGAAGCGGATTATTCCGAACCGTAGCCATGGCAATCTTCATGGACCGCAGCTTGAAGTGCCAGAACCAGATCATGCCCATGCTCTCAAGATAGGTCCTGGTCCGGCCGGCAGCCCGGTCGAAGTTGATGAATTCTTCGGTGATCCGGCCTCGGGCATAAGCAGGGTCACGGCCCTTACGCTTCACCAGATCGTCGTACATCAGCGCCTTGGCCACAAAGTCGCCATATTGCACGGCCCGCTGAAGACCCTTGAACAGGGCCGTGTCCTGAGAAACGATCGCATAACGGCCGGCCGTCTTCACAGCGTCAGGCAGCTTGTCGACCATCTTTTCAAGATACTGGTTCAGCTTGCCGGAGCTCAGCAGCAGATCATCATGATTGATGCCGGCTTCGGTCACGGAGCTGAATTCCCCGGCCTCGATCAAAGGCCAGATGCTGAGACGCTTGTTGGCATCGTCAATCGACTGAATGCCCGTCTCCATCCGACGAATCGCGCCCAGATCATTGGAAGCACGAGCGTTGAAAAGCTCGGCCTCGAGCTCGATCCGCTTGAGCTGGTTCTTGGTGTAGGTGTTGAGCTCCGCCACCTTGCGAGGAGCACCGTTGATGATGTCGGCAATCGGCACACCGATGCTCATCAGGTGAACCACGTTGCTCATCATGTTGGCCAAAGGCACAATGCCGGACTTGACCACAATGGTCACACGAGCATCGCTAATAAAGTTCTGCCAGATATTTTCGGCTTTGGTCAGATACTTGTAGGCGTCCGTGCCAAACACAGCGAGAGCCACTCGGCGCATCACTTCCTGGGTCTTTGGATCCATTCGGCTGTTGCCGGTCCAGGCATCACCCACCGACAATGCTCGATACCCAAGAGCGTCATCGATCATGTCCCGGCGAACCCAGAATTCGCCTTCCTCAAAATGACTGGCGATCTCAGCTCGAGCTTCCGGGGTGATCAGCTTGACTGCATCGGCCAGGATAGGATCCTTGGCCGTCACTCGGCGATCAAACAGATTGATATATTCGCCCCGACGTTCGGCCTTTTGACTGTCCCACTTCTCCGCCAGCTTGGCGATCAAGCGGCCGTTGAAGATCTGGGAGTTGAGCTCTTCCATTTGGCGACCACGCCAGATTCCCATGACCTCGGCCATGTTGGAATTGTAGTTGAGCTTGGCTTCGATCCGGGGATCAACGCTGCGCTCAAAGGCAACAATTTCACCGCCCGCGTCGTAAACCGGAAGCAAGGGCTCACCGCCCGTATTGGCTCGCAGACGACGCTTCAGCTGATACACTGCCTGCGGTTCGGTGATCCGGTCAGCAACCATTCGGCCCAGCGTGAAGCCCGTCCGGGGATCCACACCATAAGCCGTTTGCCGGACGTTCTGAAGAATGCCCTGGTGATAGCTGGCCCGGCCCGACACAGGAGCAAAATAATAGCTCTTGCGCTCACGGGAGCCTTCGGCCCTGGAGCCAACGTAATTGGCCACCCGGGCATAACCACGCTGACGAAGCACGGTATAATCAGCGTCCGGTGCCACGATCAGAGACACGCCCTGTTCCTGTTCAGTCGGCACATGGCCCTTGTAATGATTGAACCTGGCTTGACCCGTCCGAGCAGCTTTGGCTCGCTCGTCGACAGCCTGACCAACCAAGGAAGACATGGTGAACGCCATGCCTTTCTTTTCATTTTTCGCCAGGTTCGACAGTAGCTTCTGGGTCGCCGGATCAAGGATCTCAAGCGCGTACAGGCTGACTAGCTGATCAACCGCCTTTACCAAAGCCGGCGTTGCTGCATTGTTGGCTGGACGCTCACCTAGCAGATTGGCGATCGCTTCGGCATTGCGAAGCAGGTTGCCAGTCGTGACCTCGCCCGTGCTCATGAAACGGGCCAGCTCTTCCGACTTCTGCTTGATCAAATTCCAGTCTCGCCCAGCTTCACGCTGAACGATTTCTTCCATTCGCGTCACTTCGGTCGACACCGTGGCTGGATCTTCCAGCATGGACATGATCCGAGCCAAAGAAAACGGCCCAGACAAAGCCGCCAGATCGGTCTTGGCCATGCCCTTAAACATCGCCGTCCATTCTTCGTTCGTGACCTTACGGCTGAACTGCTTGGCGATGGTCAGAGGCAGCTGCTCGCGGAATTGCTGGCGAACCTGCTGAACGTAGGAACGCACAGCCTTGATCATATCGTAGATCGCAGCATTGTCCCCGGTGCGGCCGATCACTTCGTTGAAGAGATCCAGGATCGCCTTGGGTACATTGTTGCGGTTAAGCAGGCTCATCAGGCCCTGAGCCTGAAGGTCGGCACGGTCTTCGTTGACGATCCCGGTCAAAGCCTTGCCTACGGCAAGAGCCCCATCCACCAGCTTGCTATTACCCGGCTGACCACGACGGGCGTCGATCTTTTCCTCGAGCGCCACAGCTGCCTGGTCGATCTTGTCGATAATCCAGTCATTCGCCTTGTCGAGCGCATTGCCGCTGTTGGTCGAAATCTGGGTAATAAAGCTCTGCTGATCCTGCTCGTTCTGAGCAATACGATCGGTCAGATTATCGAGAGCCTCCCGGACATTCTTGGCTCCCTTTTCTCCGCTCAAGATCTGATCAAGGCTGTCCATCGCACGAGTTCCGGCATTCTCCAGAACACTGTCCAAAGTCTTGCCATCGCCCAGATTGCTGGCCGGCATCGGCATTTTGCGAAGCACATCGCGGAAGCCATCATGAACCACGCCCAAAGCCATGAACACCGGCAACAGGGTCGAGCGGTCCTTCTTGTCGAAGTCGGTGCCATAGACACCCATCACGACGTCGAACTTTTGCTGGGCCTGATATGCATCAAACATGTCCGGATTTTCCGGATTTTGCATGAACATGCTCGGCCGAAGATTGGCAGTTACATGCTCCCAAATCTCGTTCATTCGAGCCAGTGCATTCGGGTCCAGCTCAACCTGGGTCGCAAGCGTCTGCACCAGCATTTCGAAGGTGGACCGCTGCTGCATGTTCATCGGGAAACCGTTGGCCATTGCCGAGATCGCCCGATCAGCCGCAATCGTACTGGCCTGAGCAATCCGACGACGCTCAACAATCTGCATCGGCCCAGACATCTTGCCGAGGTGCCGAACGATCTTGTCCTGAAATGCTTCGCGGATTCGAACCAATCGAGCATCGGCACCAAATACAGCACTGCCGAACCCAGTCAGGTTAGGCCCAGCTGTCGGAATTACCATGTTACGGGGCTTGCCTAGACCAAGCGTTTTGCCTCGTGCTTCACGCCTCTCCTTCAGACGACTGTTGAGCTCAACAGCCTGCTCTTCAGGAGTGCCCAGCACAGGAGCACCTTGGCTCACCGAAGGGCTCTGCATTGTCGCCATGTGATCGATCGAGGTGGCGACGTCCGAGATAACCGCATGACGATCAGCGATAATTTCGCTCATGTCCGTCAGGTCGGCCTGAAGACGCTTCAGTTCATTTTCGATCGCAACTCGTGACGCACCAGCTGCCTTTTCCTTTCCAACGAATGCCCGAGCAATCTGCCGGAATCGATCATCAGAAATAGAAGAAAGGCCCTCATTACCAATCGCTTCCATGAAAGAATTGAAGCTCTGTGCGACAGAGCCAAGCGGGTTCTTTGACCAAGCAGTGCCAACTGCCTGGTTGACGAGCTCGCTTCCTTTTTCAGCATCCTTGATACTGAAATTGATACCGTCGAACACTGGCAGATTGGCCGGCGCACCCGGAGTGACAGCAAAGCTTTGCAGCATCTGTCCGTCGCCCGGCCCAATGACCATGGTCGGAGTGCCCTTCACCCCGGCATCGGCTACACCATCGATCAGCAACGACATCTTGTAATCGTCGCCGAGACCACGAGCGACATCCGACTTGCCCACCCGGGTAGTCTCGGAGCCAGCAATAAAGAAGTTCTGGGTGCCCGTTTCCACAAAGGGCGCAAACCGGCGCAAAGCTTCGATTACATTGGCGAGCTCCGATCGCTTCAGCGAATAAGTGCTCTTCCAATTCGGATCGGTCTTCTTGGCTTCAAGCAATTCAGCAATCAGCTGATCCTGCTTGGCAGCGAGGAAAATCGACTGGACCTGGATCGCCTTTTGCATGGCCTGGGTCGCCGGATAAACTTCCCCGATCGTTTCCTGGATCGCCTCCTGAAGAGGCTTCACGAACATGTTCAGCAGGTTCGTGCGGAGAGCTCCGATCATTGGCTTGGTCAGGGTCAGCCCCGACAGCTTGCCATTCTTGCTCCGCAGCGTGTCGCTGTTGACCTTTTGAACGTCCCAATTGCCCTTCTTTGTGACCACGGCCACATTCTGAGTCAGGGCCTCGAGAGCCTTCCAAGCGTCATCGCTAAGGCCATCCTTTGAAAGCTGCTCATACAGCGACTTCTTGAGGATATGCACGAACTTGCCGGCAATGCCGTTGGCACCCGAACCGTAGATCGTCACGGTCAGCGGGTTCTTGGCAATGCCACGCTCGATGATCAGCTTGCCATTCTCGAGCTTGACGTCCTTGCCCATCAGCTCACGAAGCAAAATCAGCAGCTGCTGGGACTGCTTCTGAACAGCCGGCCCAGCTCCCTTGATCAGATCATGGCGAATCTTGCGGAAAGCATCGGTCGTGACTTCGTACAGATCCGCGCCATTCTCGTCGCTCATCTGAATATAATCAGCGATCGACATCGGCTTGTTGGAGAAGAACAATCCGCCCTTGCCGACCATCCGGATCCAGTGAGGGGTGAATTCACCCGTCACATTGCCGTCTTTGTCCAAGCCCAAACCCATGTGAACCATGGCGTTGATCGGGCCGTCGGTCACACCGTCGGCTTCAACATACAGGCTGGTCTCGAACTTGGAGAGATCACCCGACTCTTTGGCGTTCAGATACCGCGCATAATCCATGATTGCATGGACGGCTCCAGGGGCTGCTTCACGCCCAAGGGCTTCGACCAGCAGGTTGATGTCGCCCCGAGTGAGCTGAAGAGGTGTTCCTGAATTTTCCCGAGACAACCACTGCCGGAAGAGTTCAACAGCAGGAGCAAAATCCCCAGCAAGCTTAGCTTCGATATTAGCAACAGAAACCTTGCGGTCGACCTTGTGGACCTTTTCGCCCAGATGCTGAGCGATGGCGAGCATGAAGATGCCATAAGGCTTGTCCGATGGGTTGCTCAGATCGATCACCGACTGAGTGGGAAGCGACACCTCACGCATGAGCTTGTTGCTCTGCGGATTATTCTTGCCCAGCATGTGAGCACGGCCGACCCGGCTGATATTGAACTCATAATGGATGGGCACATCCTTGAGCTCGGCACCAGTGCTTTCGGCATAATTCTGAACATTGGAAACGAGCTCGCTCACAGTCTCGAGAGCGTTGGAAATCGTCAGCTTTTTGCCGGCCAGAGACTTGGCATGATTGATGTTGGTCGCATCCGTGATTTCTTCCGGACCAAACAAGGTAAGAGCAAGCTCATCGCCGATATTGGTGAGGAAGCTCAGAAACGGCATGTTGAGCTTGAACGGAATATTCTGATTGAAAGCGATCGCCTTCAGCTGCTCGGCGGTGTTGGCCACCAGCCGGTTACGCATTTGGCGCGGAGCAACCCGCTTCGGCGGCTGGCCAATATGCCAGACTTCTTCTGGCTCAGCGGTAGCAAGACGCTCCAGAAGATCGGGCTTTTCACGAGCAATCGCCAGCAGCTCTTTGTCGGCCGTGATTTTGATCAGCCGGAAGGTGCGGTCCTCGTCGCCTTCGAGCTTCACATTGAGCGGCTCGGCCGTGATAATACCTGCCTGCTCAAGCGCATACAGGACCTCGGCAGCCATTGCCTGAGGGATACCATCGGTGAAGCCGACATAGCCATCCTGGTTCGCGGACACGCCCCAGAAGCGTTGAATGATCTGAGCCAAGGAACGCAGGGCCAGCTCTTCACTGGTTCCCTCGTTAAAAGCGTTCGCCAGCTCCTCGAGATCTCCGTCGACCTGTTCCTCGAAACGGACACCCAGGATCTTGAGAACGTCATCTTCATCGAGCGTCCGGCCAGATTGGGACTGACCCAATACCCACTGAAGACCGGCCAGCATTGCTGCCTGGCGGAAATTCTCATTGTAGCCCAGCTCATCGCCATTGCGATCAAGCAGGTTCAAAACCTTGCCCCGGAGCATCTCGTTTGGCTTGACCTTGGTCGAGCCATTCAAAAGACCATCCCGGAAAGTCGGAGCATTTTCAGCTACCGGCGTATCCAGGAATTCCTGAAGACGTTTGTCCATTGCAGCGGCCATCAGGCCAGTGCTGTTGAGGATAGCTTCATAGGCTCCGACCAACGGAGCTGTCAGCGTACCCCGCAAAGCATTTTTGTCAGCGAACCGGGCAAAAGCCTCGTTTGAAGACAAAGCCTCACGAACGGCATCCACCATTCCAGCGCCTAGCGAGACCAGTCTCGCTAGGCGCTGGAATGG